CAGCAATCGCACGGGGAGGAAGTATTGCCGGAAGAGATCGCAAAGCGTCATCTCCGGGGAGAGATGAGGGGGTGAGGGGGTGAGGGGGTGAGGGGGTGAGGCTTCTTCGGGACGGAACAACCGCAGTCTGAGTGGAGAATGGAGAGTGGAGACTGGAGAGTGCATCGAATGGCTCCTCGCGGTTGGCGGGGCCCAATCCAAACTGCCAAACGATGACGGCCTCCGTGCGGACCGGCGGCCCGCAGGTGTTTTTTCTAAGCGATTCCGTGCTGCCAGTGCAATAGAACATGTCAGCCCCGGGGTGACCAGCAGTCGTCACCCCGCCTCTATATCGTCGACATACCGCTCCACCTCGGCCGAGTTGGCGAGGTGGTAAAGTTGATCCACGACTTGGTGCTGCTCGTTTAAGAAACCGCTGCTGCTGAGGTCCGAAAGGCCCAGCCCGTGCTCGTTTAAGAGGGCCATCAAGCCGGCGTGTCCCAAGGTGTTGGCCTCGGGATGAGTAACGACCAAGCCGGTGTGCAGTACCAGGCAGCATTGTTGCATCCTGCGATCTCCTCGGCGAACGGCCTAACGCCCTAAAACCCTAACAGCCTTTCGTTGAACAAAACCCCGGCCGCCGGCCGCCAGCACGGCCTTCGCTCGTCGCTGGCGACCGGGGCCCTGGGGGTGCCTTGTGCGGTCGGCCACCTGGTGAGGGAGTTCCGCACGGGCATCAAATCGGGTTCGCGGCCAAACCGACAATGCGGCGACAAAAACGGCCGCGCCGACGAGAAGGCCGACGCGCTAAGGCCGGAACCCAAGTAGGCAGGTCAGAGCGTGCCGAAGAGGCCGAAGTGAATCGGTCACTCGCCGCTTTGTTCTGAGGCCGCACACGGCGGCCAGTTGTTCCAGCGGCAAATAGAGCAGGTTTTCAGAATCCGTCAAGCCGAATCCAGCAGCGGCGAAAACCGGGTGACCAGCGGCCGTTTGTCAAGTACTAGATGTTGTGGTCGCACTGGTTGTCAACCACTAGATAGAGCGTGAACGAATGGACAGCACGACATGTAGTGGTTGACAAGGCTTGTCAAGCCCTACATTTTGTGGTAAAAAAATTCCGCCTTCTCCAAGGCAAAGGGTGCCGACCCGGTAGAAAGGCCCGCCGCCGAAGCGACGGGCCTTTCGCGCGGACCCGGGATTGGAACAACTTGAGAACAAACGGCGAACCGATCGTCAGAAGTTTCCCGGACCCGCTGTTTCCCTTGTCTTGACGCCGATTTCCGCCACCGGACTAACAGTCCGGTGTTCGTTTTGTGGTTTTCCACAACTTCAGCGAGGGCGAAGGGACTCGAACCCTCAACCACCGGATCGACAGTCCCCTAGTTAAAACAGCTTCCTCTGTGAGAAACGCCGAACCTCAGACTGCATCACTTTGCATCACTTTGGATCAGACTGATGCGGGCCGCCCTGGTTGCAGAATCGGGGGATTTTGGTTAGGCTAGTGGGGATCGTGATATGCTTCCCTTGATAACCCTCTCCGGTAGAATGGGTTCAGAAGAAAGACGGCCCCCTTTTCTCTTGTGGGTACGATGCAATGGCTCGCTCTGACTTGCTCATATCCCTGGTGAAGGCCGGTGTATCCGGCGATCAAACGGCGTTCCGCAAGACGGTGGAGTCATTGATTGCAGAGAAGCGAGCCAAACGGCACGAAATCTTGGCCAACCGTCTGGCTGACCAACTGGATCGGGACGGCTCCCCACGCCTCTCTGAGCCTAAGGTGACGACGGACGCCTCGGTTGACGACCTCGTTTACGAACTCGTGCCTAAGCGTAGCTTTGACGACTTGATATTGCCTAAGAACGTTCGTGACGCGTGCCACGATCTTGTCGAGGAGCACAGCCGCGCGGACCTCCTGCGGTCCCACAACCTTGTGCCGCGCAATCGTGTGCTCCTTGCAGGGGCTCCCGGCAACGGAAAAACGTCCCTCGCCGAGGCTTTGGCCAACGCCCTGATGGTTCCTTTCATCGTGGTCCGCTATGACGGCCTGATCGCAAGCTACCTCGGAGAGACTGCATCACGCCTGCGAAAACTCTTCGACTATGTCCATACTCGACAGTGCGTGCTATTCTTTGACGAATTCGACACGATCGGGAAGGAACGCGGCGACATTCACGAAACCGGCGAAATCAAGCGCGTGGTCAGTTCTCTGTTGCTCCAGGTCGATGATCTTCCGCCGTACGTGGTTGTCGTCACGGCCACCAACCACCCCGAGTTGCTGGATCGGGCAGTGTGGCGACGGTTTCAACTTCGACTTGAACTGCCGCCACCTACGCCGTCACAAGCCCAGCAATTCTTCGAAAGCGCGGCGAAAACACTTGATGTCTCGCTGAGCCTCAAGCCCCAAACGCTTGCAGCCAAGTTGGCAGGCCTTAGCTACTCAGAGCTGGAGGATTTCATAGCCCACATTGCTCGGCGGTATGTGCTTTCACTCCCTGACGCCGACCCCAAACAGATCGTCCAAGGAGCCTTCCGAGAGTGGCAAACCCAGTTTTCACTCAAGCACGGCCAGTAGGCCGTCACTATCTCTGAGTCCGTCATGCCCGAACGCCCCCTCCTGATCTTTCCCGAACCCACAGTGGAGGACCGCCGACGACCTCCTGGCGGGGGCGGTCCCTTGTTCAAGCCTTCGGCAGCCCAGCAGCGGAAACGGCTGGACGCTAAGTTCCGGAGCATCGCCCAGAGCTTCCAGAGCCTGCAAACAACCACCGAGGGCGTGGAACCGGAACAGGTGATTGTCTTGGAGACGATAGGGACCTCCGTTGATGGGCTGGCCGGGGCCGCGGAGCAGGTCCCGGGTGCGGAGCTCCGGGGCCCAGCAGTCCAGCAGCCGGACGCGGACCCGCCGGCAGATGGTCACATCGAGCGTGTCCCCGTCGATCACCCGCTCGATCGAGGCCCGGGTGGTCCAGCCCAATGATGGGGTGAGCGGGTGAAGGGGTGACGGGGTGACGGGCTGAGTTTCTGCACTCTCCATTCTGCACTCTCCATTCTGCACTCTGCACTCTGCACTTTCTTCTGCACTCTGCTCAGGTGATCGAGGTCCACGGCGGCAGCTGGATCGTCTTCTTGGTCAGCCCGGTCACGTGGCCGCCGCCGTCGAAGGTCACGTCCGTGACCACGGTCTGGTTTTGAAAATCCTTGTTGTTGGGCTCGACGGCCAGGATCCAATACTTGCTGTTGGTCATGTCCCAGCGGCAGAACACGGCATCGCCGGAGAAGCCGGCGTGCCAGTAGCTGGCGAAGTTGCCGCCGCCGACCGGGTTGAACGCGGTGATGTTCAGTCCGTGATCGTTTCCAAAGACGTTATAATGGCCCAGCACGGTCACGGCCGCCACGCTCACCGAGGCCATCTCCTGGGTGAGAGGGGCGTTGAGGGTGCCGAAAAAATCGGCCGGGGTCTCCATCGTAAGGATTTCCCAATCCGGCTTGTCGTGCGGCTTGATGGCAAAACCCATGGCGCCTTCATCGTCGCCGGGCGTGGCCATCTTGCTGAAGCGGTGCTGAAAGTCATAGGCGGTGAATTCCAGCCAGGGGTCGTCGTCGTAACGCGACACATCCCCGTCCCAGCGGATCCGCGAAACGATGGCGCTCTCGACGTTCGGCGCATAACCCATTGCCAGGGCCGAGAGCATCTCGAACCGCCGGAACTGAAAGGGGATCGGCTCGAACGGCTGCTGGGCGCCGCAGTCTGGACCGCGTCGAAGACGCTCCGTAAAGATCACCGAGCGGGCGATCCGCTTCATGGAGTGTTTTTCGATGCCGTCGTAGAATTCGGCCATTTCGCCCGCCTGATTTTCAGTTCTGGCTGTTGATCTAGATCGCCGACGGCGTCCAGGTCCGGTGTTGGCCGAGCTCCACAGTGACATCTTCCAGGCCGCAGTAGTGCAGGTCGAGCCCGTTGGTCCAGGTCACGGTCGCCGCCGGATCATAGATGGCCGCCCCTTCGTAGGCGTTGAGATTGGTCACGGTTCGCGAGCGGGCGTCCCGGCGGAAATCGAGGATCGTGCCCCCGTCGGCGTCGATCGTGGTGGCCGTGCCGCTGGAGCTGTAATAACAGGTGCCGCCGCGAAGGTTCAGCGCAGTGATCGTGGCGTCCTCGCTCAACGTGAATTCACCCGCGGTTTGCGTGAGGTTGATGAGGTTGCTGCGGGAGTTCAGTTTTCCGCCGTTTTGCAGGATCGCGCCGCCCGCCTTATGCGTGACGCCGGAACCGATCAGGATCTGCGAATCGGAGAGCGGGCTGCTGATATAGCCGATCCGCACGGTCTGGAAATTGGCCGACTCACCGCCGAAGAAGGCGACTGCCAGATCGCCCCGATTGATATTGATCACATTATCTACGTGGGTGCCTTTCCAGAGGATCGCGGGGACGCCGGTTTCGGCCCGGCTGGCCGACTTGTAGACATCGATGGCGGTCTGCACCGTGTGCGTATCGATCTTGATCCGCCCGCTGCCCGCACCCTCGCCTTGACCGATGGCAATGCTGGTGGCGCCGATCTTCAGGTACTGATCCAGGTATTCCACAAAACCCTTGGCATTCGTCCGCGGCCGCCCCAGCGACCCGGTGAAACTGCCCTTGATCATCAGGCTGTTGAGTGTGACCGCGTTCTGATCCAGACCGCAGAGGATATTGACGCCGCTGTTTTCCAGGATCACGTCGTCGCCGTTGGCCGGAATCGTGTCGCTGTCCCAGTTGCCGGCGGCGTTCCAGTCGTGGGGCGACTGGTTGGCGATCACCGAAACCCTGGTCAGGGTCTGCGTGTCCAGGCCGCCGCCATCGGTGGTGGAAGGCGTGACCGTAAAGGGCTCCCCGGCCGTTTTGGCGCTCAGGGTCATGTAGCTGGTCTGATCCTCTGCGGTAAGCGTCTGATGTTCCGGTTCGGCAGAGGCGTTCCAGGCGGCCGTCAATCCGGCCGTGACGTTCTCCACCGTAATGGCGGTGGCCGTAAAATTGACGCTCTTGCCATTCATGGTGAGCGTGAAGATGTCGTCCACTTCCACGGTTGCGGGCGTGAACTTGTCCACCTGGCCGATCGCTGCCAGGTCGCCTTGCCAGATCTTGGTGGCCATGGGGGTCTCTCTTTAGGATGGATTGGGCTCAGGGCAGATTCAGCAGATTGAAATCGGCCTCTTTATACATCGTGAAGTGGATCCAGTGTGGGGCCCCGCCTTTGGGAAGCTTGCCGCCGGCGACGTCCAGCAGCACGTGGCCGCCGTGGGCCACGTCGTGATCGTCTTTGGCCACGATCAGCTTGTCCGCGGCGTCCCGATAGCGGGGCCCCACGCTGAGGATCAGAGTCGGTATCCAGAGTTCGTCGTCGAGCTGGATTTCATAGGTCACCTCCCAGAAGTTTGCCCCGTCCTCAAACATGCTGCGGCCGCCGATATTGGCGATCTTCCCCACGTGCTTGGGAAACACGTACCAGGGGGCCTTGTTGACCTTGTTGGCGTATTGCAGTGCTAGTTGAGCATTATAGCTCGCTTCGTTGCGGGTGATCGTGCAGATCAGGATCGTGCGGTCCATCGCCGGGGGCGGATCGAAAACATCCCCGGCCGTGTTTCTCAGCGGATCGCCGGCGGCGTCGTGGGTGGGAAAGACCTGCCGGTGTTCCATGTTCCAGACGATTACCGGCGGCCGTTCCAGGGGCGGCTTCTGCTGCTGGGGATCAGTGCTCTTCTTGCTCTCATAGGAGCAGTTCACCTCCCAAACGTACTTGCTGGTCTGCTTGGGCCGGAGCTTTGTGCACAGCGACCCGGAATCCTGGGAATCGCCCAGACTATAAGGCGTCCCAATCCGCGGAACTCCCGTGGCCAGGCGGACCAGCCGGGCGTCGTCCTGGGGATCGTCACACTCTACACCGAAGAGCCGCCGGTACCGCCGCGTCTGATCGTCGGCGAAATCGGCCTCCCGCTGCCCCACGATTTCCCAAACGCGAACGACGCTCATATCCCCACAATCTCCGCTATCTGGCCTTCTTGCTTATCGCGGATTTCCTCCAAAACGTCGGTCTGCTCGCGGGCCTCCTTGAGCTGGTCCCGGGCGATCCGCATTTGCGGGCTGGTGGCCCGGGCGATCGCCGAGGCGGCGGCCTGGGATTGATAAGCCATGGCCGCGGCCAACTGGGGCCGCCCGCCGGCAGCCGGCTCACCGCCCGGCACGGCCGGCACCGCGCGGGGCCGAAATTTTTGTTGTACCCGCTCCCATTCCATGGCCGCCCGTTCGCTGGGTGTTTTGCCGAGCAATTTTTTCTGCGCCTTCATCAGATCTTCGTCCGCTGCGGCCCAGATTTCATCGGCCCAGGCGTCCGCGAATTCCGCAGCCTCGGTAAAGGCACCGGCGCCCGTCCGAATCGAAGGCATCTTGATGTTTATGCCGCCCGGGAAACGGGCGGTGCCGCCGCCGATCTGATGAGGAAGCTTTCCGATCAGCCTGAATACGTAGGCTACTCCTTTGACCAATCCACCGATGACTCCAGTTACCACGGTGCGAAGGTATAAGAAGGCGATTTTTATGGTTTGTACCACATCGGCAATCTTACCGATGGTCGTGCCGAACCAGCCCATCTGCCGATCGGCGCTCTTGATTCCGTTCACCAGGTCCTCCGAGAAGATCTTCACGTACACCGAGGCCTCTATGGCGGCCCAGGTGAAAAAGCTCTGCATACCCATTTTCACCCTCAGCCAGGCGTCGTTGGCGGCCTCGACCATGGCCGCGTGTGACCGGGAAAAGGTCATCCCCAACTGCTCGGCCTCCCTGCCCATGTTTTTCAACCCGGCCTTTCCCTGGCTGAGGGTGTTCAACAGCCCCATGTTGGCCTTGCTGAAAAGGTTGGCCGCGATGGCGTTCCGCTGGGCGGCCAGCTCGATCTTCTCCATCGCCCCGGCAATCTCGTAAAACGCTTCGTCGGGCGCCAATTTGATCAGGTCTTTGGCCCGCAGGCCGAGTTCCTCGAGTGCGGGCGCGGCGGCACCGCTTCCCCGGGCGGCCTCTCCTAAGCGTTTGGCCATCGTGGCCAATCCCGCATCGAGACTCTTTGCACCCGCCCCGGTCAGATTGGCCGCGTGGCGCAGCTTGATCAGCCCTTGCGTGGTCACCCCCATTTGGTCGGCCAGCTTGGCGGTCTGGTCAATGGCCTCCATTTGCCGCTTGATCATGTAACCGAAACCGGCTATGCCGGCAATCGCCAACAGCCGCCGGCCGAAACGCATCAGCCCGCCGCCGGCCAACGCCAGTTTGGCGCGCAAGCTCGCCACGTGCCGACCCGACATCCGCATCTTCGCGTCAAAACCTTTCGTCTTCGCGGTCAGCATCGCATACAGATTGCCGACGGGGCTGGCCATGGGATTTCAGGGGTCAGGGGTCAGGGCTGTTTCGAGCTTTTTCCAGACTGCGGCGGCCCGTTCTTGCACCTCTTCCTCGTCCGGCGGTTCCGCCTGATCGTTGCCGGCGTCAAACCAGAGCAGACAGCTCGGCGGCTCGCAGTGCGGATCGCCTTTACCCCGCAGCGAATTGGCCACCAGGCAGGTGAGCTCGTGGACGGCCATTTCCAGGCGCTCTTCGCCCCAGGGCGCCAGGGAGTATTCCGCCTGCCAGGCCGAGAACTCTCGGCTGTCGATCCGCTGCATCGCCTCGCGAACCGAGCAGTGCAAAACGGTGCGGGCTAGGAAGTGCCAGAACCGCCGCTCGGTCCGCCCTCTGAGTTTCCCGCCAGGTCCTCAATGTCTTCCTCGCTGATGGCGCTTAGCCGGGCGGCCACCCGATACACGCGGTTCAACGCGGCGGCCGACTTTTCGCCCAGCCTCTCGGCGTCACCGTCCCGAAACACTCGCCGGCCCCGCTCATCGCAGACGGCCATCACCACCAGCCGGGCGCAGACGTTTCGCAGCGAGAACCGGCGGTTGCGGCCGCGGCCCTTGATGCTGGCGTCCTCAAAGGCGTCCCGCTCCGCGCCGGTGAGCGTGCGGACGTAAACGAAACCGCCCCACTCCGGCACGTCCATCCGCTCCATGGGCAGGTCCTCGGCATTGAGGATCGCCTGGCGGTCGAGCTCTACGGGCTGGATCTCTACTGCGGTGCGAGCGCTGCCAGCGGCCGGCTGCTCGAGATCCTGCTCCTCGAGGACGTCCGGCGGCTCCGGTGGAACCTGGTTGACAGCCATGTTGGTTTCCTCCCGTTAGGGGTGAAAGGAATGCAGAATGCAGAATGCAGAATGCAGAATCAAAACTCTTTCATTCTGCATTCTGCATTCTGCATTCTGCATTTTCTTCTGCTTTCATCAGGCCGCCCAATTGGGCTCACCGGTGAGTTTGAACGTGAGGGACTCGGTCATCTTCTCGCCCAGACCGGCGGAGACCTCGCGGCGCTTCTGCAGGTTGGCCGAACAAGAAAAACCCTTGGTGGCCCCGGCCGGCCAGGTGATCCCCAGCGTGCCGTTGGTTCCCACGTTCGGCACCACGGCGTCGGGGTCGAAGTGCAGCAAGAGGCTCACCTCGCCGGCGTCCTTTAGCGCGGAGATGAATTCCCGCCAGTCGTTGCTCGAACCCTGGTGGGTGACGTCGATTTGTTCGGCCTCCTCGCCGCCGGGATTGACGTCCAGCAGTTCCCCGCTGAGCGTGCTGAAGGTCACCGCGATCCCGGTGCTCACGTAAGGTGCAACCATGATTGATTCTCCCTAAAAAAATGATCAGTGCAGCATTTTGCACTCTGCACTGCGTCACTAGCCAGTGACGATCTCGATCTCCAACTTTTGGGCCCCCGTGCCGGCCAGGTCGATATCCTTGGCGGCGGCGCCGATCGCCGGCGTATCGCCGTCCCCGTAGAACAGGAACTCCTGGCCGGGCTGGAGGATCATCTTCCAGGCGTTGCCGGCCAGCTCGTAGCCGTTGGCCGCCCCCTCGCCGATGGTGATCGGGTTGGCGTTGGTCGCCGGCGCCTTGGCCTTAAAAACCTGCACCTTCTGGCCGGTGCCGTCGACGGTGGCCCCGTTGGTGCCGGTCAAGGCGGTCAGATCGATGGTGGCCGAACCGGCCGTCAGTGCCTGCTCGAAGCAGGCCACCTTGTGCACCGCCGGCGTGGAGGATGCGTTCAAGGTCTTGCTGGTATTAAAACCATCGTGGGTCACCGTCTTGTCGGCGTCGGAGACGGCCGGCATGTTGGTCTCGGGCGTCTCAACCACGGTGGCCAGGCTCTTTAGAGTCACTTCGACTGACATGATTTCTCCTCGTGTAGGGGGGTGAAAGGAATGCAGAATGCAGAGTGCAGAATGCAGAATCAAAAACTCTTAAGTCTGCATTCTTCATTCTGCATTCTTCATTCTACATTCTTCATTCTGCATTCTGCATTTCTTTCAAAAACTGGGCACCGGCTGGCGGTGCCAGATATTCAGATCGATGGCCACCTCGTTGATCCCTCCCGGTCCGCCGCTGCGGTCGGCCTCGAAACCGTCGTAGTCGCCGGCGTGTTCGATCATCAGCACGGCCACCTGGCCGCCCGGCGGCCCGAGATTTCCCTGGAAGCCGACCAGCGAGAGCCGCACCGCCTCCTTGACGGCCTCTGCCTCCTTGGGGCTTTTGGACCAGCAGGAGACCTGTATCCGGCTCGAGGCCGCGCTGGCCGCCCCACCCTGGTGCGCGGTGGGCGTCCCGCCCACCTTCTCGCAGGTGATCGCCGGCGAGGCCTGCCCCTGCGGCAGCTGCCCCCAAAAGATCCGCGTGCCCACGTGACGCTTGACGGCGGCTTGGCTGAGCAGGTAGTGCACCAGCGCGATTTTGATGCTCATAATATTGTCACCCCGTCACCCGATCACCCCGTCACCCGATCACCCCGTCACCCGATCACCCCGTCACCCGATCACCCCGTCACCTTTTCCCGGCCAGTTTGCGGGCCTCGCGTTCGATTCCCGCGGCCAACTCCCGTTTGTAGATCGCCAGGGCGGGGCCCTTCTGCGACTCGAATGCCGGCCGCAGAAACGGGTGCGCCGGCACGTGCCCGACTACATTGCCGCCGATCGCCAGCACGTGGCCGTGCTCAACCAGGTGGGCGATCTTGGCCGGGTCCTCGTAAATCGCCTTGCCAGCGCCGGTCCTGCCCACCTCCTGCTTAAAACCCCAGCGCGGGCCGATCACGGTGACAATCGTCTGCGTCGCCGTATAGCTCTTGCTCCTCTGGCCGATACTCTTGGCCAGCAGCTTCCGGCCCGTCTTGGTCCGCCGGGCGTTGGCCTTGGCCGCCTTGACGATCGGCCGGGCCGCCTTCGTGGACGCAGTCCGCATCACCCGCCGCTGGATCCGATCGGGAAGCAGCTTCAAGGCCCGCTCGAGCTCCTTAAAACCCGCGGTGATGATGCCCGTGTTTGCCATCACTATTGCGGGTCCTTTTCCTTGCAGAGCATCTCCAGTTCCACGTTGCCCTCGCCGATGTTCCGCGGCGGGCCCAAAACCTCCAGCAGGCGATTGCCCAGCTTGATCTGCAACTTGCCGCTGATCCCGCTCCGCCAGCGGATCCGCACCCGGTGCGTGATCTCGGCGTGTACCTGGGCCGCTTGGTAGTATTCCCGGCCGGTGAGCGGCTTGACCTCCGCCCACACGGTGGCCAGGTCCACCGGCGAGTAGGTCACCTCGCCGTCGGCGTGGCTCTCGGCCAGCCTTTGAATCGTAACCCGCTTATTTAGGTCCCCGGCGTTCAGCATGCTTTCAGGAATGCAGAATGCAGAATGCAGAAGGCTGAATCCTCATTCTGCATTCTGCATTCTGCATTCTGTCTTCCTTCAACTGTAGCCGCCCCAACCCTCGGCCAGCAGCAGCGATTCGGCACTCAGCGGGATTTTGGCGGCGGTCGTGCCGGTCACGACCGGCTCCCGCAGCTTGAACCAGTGGCCGGCGAGCTGCTCGATGGCCGTCTTGATCGTCTGCGGCACCTGGTGGGAGCCGCCGTAGCCAGCCACATAATTGATCTCTACCGCGTCGAGCTGCTTCCGGCAAACCGGCCAGCTCCGGCCGTAGGCCGGCGTGATCCGGCCCGGCTCGCCGTGGGTATCTACCAGGTAGCGGCCGCTGGCGAGCGTTTGTTCCACCCCGGCCGCGTCGATGTACTTGATCCAATTCACTGCCTGCAGGGGCGGCCGGGGCAGCTCGATCACCGCCGCCGGAAAGGCGTCCAGCTTCAACTGCCAGGTGGCCGTCATCAACTGCCGGGCGGTGGCGATCTCGGCGTAGGTACGGGCGCTGACAATCAGCGCGTCGATGTAAGCGTCCTCGTGGCTGCCGTCGACCCGCAGCGCCGTTTTGGCCTCTTCCCGCGAGACCGGTTCTCCACTGGGCGGTACGGTTTGGGTGAGCGACATGAGGCGGTGAGTGCAGAATGCAGAATGCAGAATGCAGAATAAAAGACTTTTGATTCTGCATTCTGCATTCTGCACTCTGCACTCCTTCTTTGGTTACTCGGTTGTTTCCCGGTCGTCCCAGGCGTTTAGTGCGTTCTCCACTTCCGCCTCATAGGCCTCGCCGATCCCGTCGATCAATCTCAGATCGCCGAATCCGCGGAGTGCCGAGTAGGTCAGCAGGTCCTCGTCCTCGAGCATCTCGGCCAGGTGGCCCGTGATGCCCAGTTCCTCCAGCGTGGGATCGTGATCGGCAGCCGCGGGTTCGTCCGGCTCGGGCTCTTCATCCGGTTCCGACTCTTCGATCGCCTCGGGCTCTTCGATCGCCTCGGGCTCTTCGTCCGGCTCGGGCTCTTCGTCCGGCTCCGGCTCTTCGTCCGGTTCCGGCTCTTCGTCCGGTTCCGACTCTTCGATCGGCTCGGGCTCTTCGTCCGGCTCGGGCTCTTCGTCCGGCTCGGGCTCTTCGTCCGGCTCGGGCTCTTCCACCGGCTCCGGCTCTTCGAACAGTTTCGGCTCTTCGATCGCCTCGGGTTCTTCGATCGGTTCCGGCTCTTCGATGGGTTCGGGCTGTTCGGCCGGCTGCCGCTGGAGCTCGTCTTTGAGATCCTGCGGCATTGCGTCGATCGGCTCGGGATCCGGGACGTCCCGGAGGAACGGTTTGCGGCGCCCGGCGCCCACCGGGCGAGCAGTGGCAGCCGGGGGTTTGGCCCTTTGGCCATTGCCGGATTTGGCGGCCAACACCTCGAAGGCCTCAGTCGGCCCGATATACTCGGCCTCGCCGGCGGCAATCCGCAATCGGCCCTCGGCGTGCAGCACCTCCACGATCTCGCCGGTCTCTTGGATCACAATGTGCACAATTGGTTTCCTTTTTTCTCTACATGGGAATCGCGGTGACTGCGAAGGTAAATGACTGGTTGGCGTCGCCGCTGTCCACGATGGCGTGCACCACCCGCCACTCGTCGCCCAGCAGGTTCCGCACGCTGCCGGCGGCCAAAACCGTATCGGCGAACATCGCCTCCGCGGCCCCGCAGGCGATTTTTGCCACGTGCCGCTTGGCCCCGCCGTTGCCCAGCACCTTGGTGAAGGCGGCCACGTCCAGCCAGTTGGTGCCGTCGAGCTTGGTCTGGACCTTCACGTCCAGGGTGTCGCCGACGTCGGTGGCCGCGGCGGTAACGTCCAGGATCAGGCACAAGGCAGCCAGCGGCCGGGGCAGCCGGATCGCGGCCTCGTTGACCGTGCCCGCCGCGGTTCTGGCGGCGGACGCCAACAGGCAGGCGGCGTCGTGGCTCTTCTTGGCTTCCATCGATCCCTCTTAAAAGTGAGGGGGTGAGGGGGTGAAAGGAATGCAGAATGCAGAATGCAGAATCAAAAGTCTTTCATTCTGCATTCTGCATTCTGCATTCTGCATTCATCCGTCACCCCCTCGTGTTTACGTGGCAATCGGTTCCAAAATGCCTTGCAGATCCTCGGCGATCACGGAGCCGTAGTTTTCAGCGACCGTGCTTGCTCCCGAGGTGATCTTGTCGGTGGCGTGGGCGTTGCCGACCAGATTGCGGACCACAACCCCCGTCGAGCCGACGGCCAGGTTGATGCAAGAATCCGCGGCGGCGGCCGCGTTGTAGATCAGGTTGTTCTCGATCACCACATTCGTGACCACTCCAACCGTGGCGATGGCCGCGGTGCCCCAATCGCCGCAGAAGACGTTGTTGCGGATGATGCAGGCGTCCTGGGCGGCGTCGAAACTGATCGCATTGGTGTTGGCGGCGTCCGGACACTGGAACCAGCAATCCTCGACCAGCAGCCCGTCACATTGGTTGGCGGTGCCCGTGTCGATAACGATCAGGAAGTTCATGTTGCCGGTGGATTCCACGAACCGGCAGCCCCGGAGGGTACACCCTTTGCCGGTGATATCCAAGCACGCTGTGATGTCCGCGAAGTGCGCCTCGAACCAAATGTTCTCGATCGTGACTTCGGCGGCCGAGATATCGATGTCGGTAGTGACCGCCGTATCCAGCGTCAGCTTGGGCATCGTGGCGTAGCCGCCCAGACCGCGGATCGTCACCCCGGCCACGTCGCAGGCGATCGCCCCGGCGGCCGAGAGCGTCTCGGCGTGGCCAGGCATCACCATGATCACGTCGCCGGCGTTGGCGGTGCATTTCCCGATGGCGTAATCGATCGTCGCCAGCGGCTTGTCCGGGTTGCCGCCGAAACCGGCCGAGTCGCTGGCCGCGGCGTGGCCCGAATCGACCCACCAGATCGTGCCCGAGGGAAAAAACTCCCGGTCGATGATGGCGAACATCCCGCCGGCCTGCCGGCGGACGAAGAGCTTGGTGTCCATTTCAGGGTTCCCTCTCTAGTTCTGAGTTGACCTGTGTGATGGAAGGGTGAAGGGGTGATGGGGTGAAGGGGTGACGGGGTGAGGGGGTGACAGGGTGACGGGGTGAGGGGGTGACGGGGTGAGCGATCGTCATCTTTTCACCCCGTCACCCCGTCACCCTGTCACCCCGTCACTTTTTGCTCCTAGTCGGTGATCGCCGTGGGCGGCGTGGCCTGCGGGTAGCGGTTCTGCAGATAAGCGGTGACGCTCCAGAAGTTGGTGGCCTGGCTGGAGTCGGCCGCCACAATCTGCACGCAGTCGAAGCCGCCCGCCTGGTCCAGGGCCGCGGGATCGATCTGAAAAACCACCTGCTTGTCCTTGATGGTAGCCGCCACCGTGAAATTCTTGGCGGCCGTCTGGGCCACTAAGGTGTCGGAGGCGCCGCAATCCTCGTTGGCCCAGATGGGCGTATTTTGCGACAGCGCCTTGGCCCCGGCGGGCAAGATGCCCGTGCACTGCTGGGGCGTCAGCAGCGTGGCGTGGCCCACGGCCTGGGTCAGCTCGACCACGATCCAGCATCTCAAGGCGTCCCGCAGCGAGATGCAGTCGCTGGTCTTGCCGCCGTTGGTGGTCTCGGGTGACGCCAACTGGACGATCTTGAGATTTTCCGGCAAACAAAGCATGTCTTTTGTTCTCCTTTAGGTCAAAGTGCAGAATTCATCATTCTGCACTCTGCATTCTGCATTCTCTTCTGCACTCTGCATTCTGCACTCCTTCTACGCCCGGACCTTTAAGGTCACGAAGGGCGAGACCGTGTTGGTCCCTTGGGCCGGCGTGAGCGGCGAGGCCCAGGTGGGTTGGCCATCCACGCGTAGCACGAAGCGGTAGACGGACTCATCATTAACGAAACGAACGTGAATGCTCACGGCGGATTTGATCCCCCCCTTGTCGATCAGCTTGTACTGCGAGAAGTCGCAGAGCATGATATCGCCCTCGGTGCCGAGGGTGGCGGCCTGTTCGATGGGCAGGATCGGCCGGCCCAGCAGGGTTCCGAAGGGAGTTTGGTTGATACCGCCGGCGGGAATGAACATCGGCACCCCGCCGGTGCCGATTACGTGGTGGAGCTGAAAGATCTGCGGCCAGCAGTCCTGGTTGATGGTCCACACGGCGTTGGCCATCCCTTTGGCCCACATCCGCGCATACATCTTCTCGACGTTCTCGGCCACGATGGTTTTGGCCGCCTGGCCGGTTTCCTTCGAAACCTGCACCTTGGGCCCGGTGCTCAGAATCCCCTTAAGCTGTCCGGCGCCCGTTCCGCGGATGATGCCGTCGTCGATCTTGAAACCAAAAACATTGGGGAAGGCCTCGCGGATGATTGCCTCCAGGGCAACCGCGTCCTCGATCAATTCGTCCGTGGCGTAGCACAGCCCAATCAGCTTCTGCAGCTTCAGCTTGACCCTTCTGAACTTCGGTTTGCTCGCGGTCTTCTCCGCTGCTTCCGATTCCCAGTACGCGACAACTCCACCCCACTGCGAGCCGTCGGCGCGGCTGGTCTCGTCGATGCCGTTGATTTCCAGGCTGTTCTTGCCGGCGCCGATCGGGGTGCGGGAACAGCGTGAGGCCAGGATGCCCGTGTCGTAGATCGCCTTGAGCAGCTCGTTGGTGGTTTCGCTGCCCACCAGAAAGCCGCCCTCCGAGGGAACGCCCTCGGAAAGTCCCGTCGCCGCTTGGGGTGCCAGCAGCCGCGGATCGAGGCTGCCGTCCTGCATCCCGGCCCGGGCCACGGCCTGGAGCATCTGGCCAAAACTCTCGAAACCCGGCTGGCCCGATCCTTCAGCCGCCGAGCCGCTCAATAGCTGCGAGGCCTGCGAGCTGCCATCGGTGGGGATTTCGCGGACCGGCGTGAGGTTGCGTTCGCGTTCTTGGAGCTTTCGTTCCCGGGCCAGGCCGGCCTCGACCTGGTCCAGCTCCTTCTCCAGGACGTCGTACTGGGCCTGCTCCTCTTCGGTCAGTTCCAGCCGATCTTCTTCGGCCAGGGTATCGTTTTGGGCCTGCATCGTGCGGACGATCTCCGCGGCCCGATCCTGCAGCTTCATCAGTTGGGTGGGCATTTCAAAGAGCCTCCAAAGAGGGTATCGCTGAGCAATGCTCGCGACCCGCTGCCGCGTGGAGGCAAGAGCACGTTCGATTTCAACTTGGATTTCGGCCGCCGCCCGCTGCCGCGTGACGGCTTGCCAAAGTGATCGTTCAGTCTAGCGGATGGGAAAAGCGCTATTCAAGGGAGATTTTTGACCACCGCGAGACTTGGCGAGCAGAGCTCGACCGCGGATTGCTCTAACTGACGGCCTCTCAACGAGTTAGGCCGCGCAATCCCAGCTCCCGGTTCCGCAGTTTTGCGGCCCGCATTGCAGCCGCCCTTTGGCGGCGGCCGTCGCGGCTGAGGTCGTCCAACACCTCTTCCAGGCTGGCCACCCGGTCGGCCATGCCCAGCGAGATCGCCTCCTTTGGCCCAATCAATCGGCCCTCGCCGAAATCCGCCTTGACGATCTTGGCCGTGACGTTGCGGCCCTTGGCCACGTCGGCCACGAACATCTCGTAGTACCGGTCGACGTCCTCCTGCCAGGCGGTTTTGGCCTCGTCGCCCAGCGGCTCGAAGGGATTGCCTTCCGTCTTGTAACGGCCGGCCTCTATGAAGGTCATTTTGATCCCTTCGGACTTAAGCGCTTCCGAGACGTCCATGTGCAGCATGAACACGCCGATCGATCCGACCTCGCCGCCCGGGGTGACCACCAGGCGGTCGGCGGCCGAGGCGATCCAATAGGCGGCCGAGGCCGCCAGGCTGTTGGCGACCGCCACGATCGGCTTCTTGCCGCGGGCCCGGCGGATGTGCCGGGCCAGTTCAGCCACGCCGTAGACCACGCCTCCCGGGCTGTCGATGTCCAGCACGATCGCCCGCACATTTTCCTTTTGGATAAGTTCATCAAACGCCTTGGCGTAGCTGTCGGTCGAGATCCCCCACCAATCATCGTGCTGGGCGATCAGGCCCCGCAGGGGCAATACAGCGATGCTGCCGACCAGCTTCTCGGGGCCATTGAGCCGGGATTCGGCCCCCGTGAATTCATTGCTGTCCGACTCGGTTTCCACGACGATGCTCTGAAATCGCTCCCGGAACCTTTTCAGGTCCAGGCTCCAGATTCGCGCGTGGGCGGCCATTCTGGCGTACAGCTGCCGCTCGTTGATTTCGCGATTGATTGGCACCGAATCCTCCCTTACGGTTGTGATCCATTTGACTGTTTCAATTCGTACTCTATGAGGGCCGCGATTTCTGCCGCGGCGTCCTGCTGCCACCCGGCTAGCAGAACCTGCGGTCGCACCGCTCGCAGCGGATTGCAGCCGGGCCGGCCGAGACGTTTTACGCGGACGTTCCAAGCACTGCGGCTCTGTTCGATCACCCCATCGGCGATCGCCTGGGGATCGATCGGTAAGTTAGGAGTGCTATGAAAACTCTTCCAAGCGCGGACAAGCGGATCGAGGCTGCGGGTGACGTAGCCGTGGTGATCTTTGTAAAACGATTCCAGCCACTCCACGAACCGCTCGGGGTCCTCGGCGGCGTGCTTCAGCCGCTTGCCGGCCTCGCCGTATTCGGCGCGGGCGATCCGCCCGGCGGCGTCGGCGGCCAGGATCTGGAAGGCCAGCTCGTGCTGCTCCGCCGCTCGCCCTTTGCCTTCGGAGCTTTCTTGTTCCTGGCCCTCCTTCATGTTCAGCGGCGTGAGAAAGTCGTCCAGCCCGGAGCCCGGCGGTGCCGGGTTGAGATTTTCCAGCACGCGAACCTCGTTTCTGGTCATCCAGCCGCTGAGGATTGCCAATTGGTAAAACGCGCTGCGGGCCTTGCTGTCGCCCCGCAGCAGGCCGTCGATGAGGAATTCCGCAAAGAAAGTGCGCGGTGCTATCAACAACCCCCGCAGACGCTGCTCGATCCGTACCAGCCACGGCCGGATCGTATGCTTGGTGAAATCCAATCCCTGATGTTCGATGTTCGAGAACGTGGCCCGGTCGAGAATTCCGACCATGTGCGGCGGCACTCGGAAAATGCGGGCGATTTCCTTATCTTGGAATCCTCGCGACTCCAGCCATTGCGAATCCTCGTTGGTTAGTCCGAGTTGGTTCGCCTTCATCCCCTCTTCCAATACGGCCGTTCGATGAGCGTTGTCCGAGCCGGCGTGCATGTGTTCCCATTGCTTGCGAAGCTCGATCTTGCTTTCGGGTTTCATCTTGCCCGGATGTTCCAATACCACGCCCGGCCGGGCGTTGTTCTTGAAAAACCTGGCCCCGTGACGCTCCTGGGCCACCGCCAGGCCGATCGTCTCGCGGGCCAGGGCGATCGGCGAGAGCCCCACGTAGCCATCGCTGGAGAGGCCACGGATGTGCAGGATCTCGTCTTGGGTGTACGAAACGGGCGGCCCCTGCTGCGGCCGGTGCTCGTAGCGGAGCCGGGCATCTTCGACCAGGTAGATCTTGATCCGGTCGGGGTGCAGGGGGATCAACTGGTCGACCCAGCCGCGCCGGCCCGGAACGATTCGGCTGTAGGCGTTCCCCCGCAGGCAGAGGTGACCGATCATCATCTCCCGCCACTCGAAGCTGGTCTGCCATGCATTGGGTGCAGAGTGCAGCAGGTCGTAGAGCGGATGGTTCGGCTCCCGCTGCTTGCCGCCGTTCGGGAGGCGGCGGTAAACGTGCAGCGGCAGCGAGGCCACGGTCTCGGCCAGGACCCGCACGCAGGCCAGCACGGTCGGCACCTGCAGGGCCGAATCGGGCGTGACCTCGATCCCGCTGGCCGAGGGTGTTCCCAGCGGCCCGTACCAGTAGTCGTCGGCCGGACCGGGCAGGCTGCGTCCGGCGGCAATAAACATTCCCTTGATTCGATTCCACATGCTCATAATACAAAAAGCTCTCCCGCGTCATAAACGCTTTCCTGGTCCTCGCCCAGCCAACCCCAGAGGGCCATGATGGCGGCCTGGATCCCGTCGACTCTCTTGGGGTCCTGGTGCTTCGGCTTGACCGGACGCACGTTGCCCGAGCTGTCGGTGATCACCGTGACGTTGGCGGCGTTCCAGTTGAGCACGGGATGGTTGCCGTGGTGCAGCCGGCCGAGTTGGAGCAGGCGTTCAAACTCCAGGGTCGGCTCGTTGTAGTGCCGAATTGTCTGGGGGAATTCAAGCATCTCGATTCCGTAGTTTTTCAGATTGGTGGCCGTCTGCTGAGCGTTCCAGGGATCGAAGGCAATCTGGCGGATCAGAAATTCCTCGTCGTCCCGTTGGATCGCCTGCTCGATGTAGTTGTAATCGACCACGTTCCCGGGTGTCATTTCGACAAGACCCTGCTGGACCCAGTGGCGATAGGGCACTCTGTCTTCCCGTTCCCGCTGGGCGGCGGTCTCCTCGGGGATCCAGAATTTAGGTTTGAGTTTGATTGCCCCGTCGATTCGAAAGGCCAGCACCAACGCCGTGAGATCCAAACGGCTGGCCAGGTCCAGGCCGCCGCAGCATTCGCAGCGGTAGAGCTCACTCCGGACGATCACCCCCGGCGATCGCCGCCAGACCTCCATGTCCAGCCAGCGGCTTTCCCGCTCGGTCCACTCGTTCAGGTGCAAGCGCCGAAAAGTGTTTTGGAACCGGGGTGAAGTTTGGGCCTTATTGCACTGGACCCGCAGGTTGTCGAGTTTGACCGAAAGGCCAAGGTTGGGATTGGCCTTGATCCAATTGGCCTCGTCCGACCAGTCGTCGCCTTCGTCCAGCGCGGCGATGAGTGCAAAGAGCGTATCGTCGAAACCGGCGTCGCTCTCAGACGCGGCCTCGAGTGCCTTTAGGCAGCGATCGTGAATCTCCCAGCAAATAGTGGTCTTGTCGTAGCCGGCGGTGGAGATTGCCAGCAGCAGCGGTTGGCGGCGGGCCCCCATCGCGGTGTCCAGGGCGTCCCAAAGTTCCCCGTTGGGATGCGCGTGAAGTTCATCGACCAACACGCCGTGCGGATTTAGCCCCCATTCGCCCATCGATTCGCCGCCGAGGGGCTCATATTTGCAGTCCGCCGCCGGAACGTTCAGATTGTCCTTATAGATTTCGATCAGCTCCTGCAGGTCGGGCGACTTGTTGACCATCCGCGTGGCCTCGCCGTGAATAATCCGGGCTTGCTCCCGCTTGGTAGCGGCGGTGTAGATCTCCGCACCCGGCTCGCCGTCGGCGACCAGCAGATACAAGCCAAGGGCGGCCGCGAACGTGCTCTTACCGTTTTTGCGGGCCACCTCGATATACGCGGTGCGGAAACGTCGCATGCCGTCACTGGATCGTTTCCAGCCAAATAACACCCAGACGATGAACGTCTGCCAGGCCGCCAGCACAAAGGGTTTTCCCGCCCATTCCCCCTTGCTGTGCTTGAGGAACCCAAAAAACTCTACCGCCCGGCCGGCGGCGGTTTCGTCGAAATACAGTCCCCGCTTGCCGGCCTGTTTCAGGTCGCGGACGTGGCGGCGGACGGCGCGGCGCGCGAGCTTGCCGGTGACGATCTCGCCGGTCCGCACGCCGCGGACGTAGGCCTCGACGATTTTCTTAGTTGGGGTTGCTCGTTTGGCCATTGAGAAAATCCAGAAGTGCAGAGCCGGTTGTGGTCTTTGCCGCCTTGACCCGGGAGCGGGAACTGGGGGTCATCCCCAACTCCGCGGCGAAGCGAACCATGTCCTTCATGGCCGCGGTCATTTGGTTCAGATAGGGGCTTTGATAGGGTTGTTTGTTTTTGGAAATGAATATCGATCCGTACTGTTGCACCGCCTGGTCCGCTTTGACGTACAGGCTCCAGGCCCGGCAGTAGGCGGCGAACACGGCCCGGTCGATCTCGGTGAGGATCCCCGCCTCGGCGAGCTGTTTGGCCAGCCGCCGCCATTCCTTGCGGGCTTCTTTGTCCAGGTGCCGCGGGCAGCTCGGCAGCTTCTTGGATTTGATCTGCGGTTCGTTTTCGTTCAGTCGCCGCCGGCCGGGATTGCCGGCCAGCCGCTTGGCGGCGGTGGGTTTGGGTTTGCGTCCCCGCATGACCATCACTTCACTATCTCCGGTTTCAATCCCATGTCCTTCATCCGCTGCAAAGCCACTGCCACGTATTTCGGTCAGACCCGGCCTAACTGTTCGGCGGCCATCATCGTGGTGCCGCAGTCACCCAGCCCTGCCGGCGACCCCCCCCTCTAATTTCGCGCCCGAAAACGCGCGAG